CTACGGCGATGAGTGTCCCGCCTATCTTGACATTGAGGTGTGGGCGTTCCGCTTATACCAATTATCCGAGGATATGGATTAATTGCGTGCATAAGGCTGGTTGGGGTTCCGCTTTCCGGGTCGAGTCCCGGTATTTTAATGACGATGGTGCCATGGAGAGAACTGTCATTAATGTCGGCTCCATGATGACACACGTGCAATTGGGGGCGTTAAGCTCTTCGCCCGAGCTATATCCTGTTTACTATGATAACAAAACAGGTTATTTATGTATGAAATACTAATAAAAAAAATAACAGATATGAAATTGACATTGAAAGACAGGGTATTAATACTCAATAACGTGCTGCCGATGTACGACAATCGCAAAAATATCGGCTTGAAAATATCTATCTCCGGCAAGGTCCAGCTATTGGATTCGGAGCGGAAGGAAGTGGTTATGACCCCTGTTGGTAACGGGGAATACGAGATCTCGTTCAAGACCGTGGACGCCATGACAGGGGTCAAGTCCTTTGATTTCACGGACGATGAGTTATGGTACCTGAAACAGCGGGTGGATTACCTTGATCGGCAGGGGATGTTCTCCGCCGAGACGATCGATTCTTATTCCAAGATACTCGACCAGCCTTTTTCCGGGGAGGAATACCAAGATAGATGGAATGAGCTAAAGGGAATAGATCCTATCGCTTAACGGGATATAAGCCTTTATCGGGGGCGGGCAAATAAAAGCCCCCGTATATATTAAAAGAAAACGAGTTATGGGAGTTGATTTGAATACGATATTGGCGATAATCGGTGCGATGGGCGGGATCGAGGGGATAAAATGGGGCATCCGTGCGTGGGCGAACCGTAAGACGAACGCCCGTATAGCGGACGCTCAAGCTGACGTGGAGGAGTTCAAGGCCCTGCGTGAGTATAACGAGTTCTTGCAAAAGCAGTTGTCTGAGAAGGAGGAACGGTTTGTTGAGCAGACCGGACGGCTCCGGCAGGTACAGGACGAGCTTTTCACGTTGAAAGAGAGCTACTCGGACGTGAAGATAGAACTGGCTTTAAAGAGGTGTGAGAAAAAGAAATGCGGCGATCGTGAGCCGCAGAACGGTTATTAATGAGGGAGGATAAGGAATGAGAAATAACAATTTACCCCGGGGATTACGTAACAACAACCCCGGGAACATCAGAAGGAACAGCGATGTCTTCCAAGGCGAGAAGACAAGCTCTGATCGAGAGTTCAAGCAATTTAAATCGATGGCATACGGTTACAGGGCGATCTTCAAGATCCTGTCTAACTATTACCGGAACTATAAGCTGGATACGATCCGCAAGATGATAGGAAGATGGGCACCACCGAAAGAGAACCATACGGAAAAGTATATTCAATTTGTATCTGACTACGCTGGAATCCCGGCTGACGATCCGATAAACATCAACGACCGAGAACAGATGATCCGGATCGTGGCAGGGATGAGCCGTTTTGAGAATGGGAGAGAAGCGGATATGTCGGATGTTATTGCGGGGTGGAATTTATTATGAGAACGGGAATGATTTGCGGGATGCTGGCGATAGCTGGTATCCTCTTCCTGTCCGGGTGTCGAACCAAGATTCAGCCTGTCGCTATCGAGAACCGTACTGACTCGATCTACATAGACAAGTTGGTACCTTACCCAATGCCAGTCGATAGCGCTTCCATACGTGCGTTGATGGAGTGTGATGAGCACGGCAAGGTTGTTCTCCGGTGGTTGGATATGGCGAACACGAAGAATGTTGAGCTTATGTTCGCCTTGGATAGCCTCGGTAACGTGATCGCCAACATGAGAGTTCCTAGGGATACGTTATATCTCCCTTCGAAAGAAATCTACGTGGATCGTAAGGTGGAGGTTCCGGTCCTTGTGGAAAAAGAGCTATCTCGTTGGGAGAAAATAAAGATTGAGGTAGGAGGGTGGGCGATAGGGATCTTATATGGATTCTTGATAGTTAGTATTGGTTATGTGATTGTTTGGTTGATAAAGAAACGTAGATGAACTTTAGGGTTAAAGATCTGTTGGAAGGGGGATTTACAGAATAGCTTGTTCTCTATTTGTAACGGATAGATCTACGTTTTTTAGATCAACATTCCGTAAATTTGTATTGAGTAAGACCGCTTTTTTAAGATTTGAATAATCAAGCTTTGAATATTGCAAGTTAGCATAACTAAGGTTTGCGAATGTAAGGTCTGATTGTGATAGATCTGATTGGTACATGTTGGCTTTGATTAATTTTGCTTTAGATAAGTTAGCCTTAAACAAGTCTGCTTTTGTTAGGTTTGCATTGGTTAGGTCTGCTTGACAGAAGATAGTCTCGATTAAATTTGCCTCAGATATATTTGCATTTTCCAACGTCGCTTTTAATAGATTTGCTTCAAACATTTCCGCCTTAAACAGTATGACCTTATATAAGTCAGCTTCTATCAATTTTGCCTGACTTAGTACTGCTCTAGATATGTCTGTGTAGTGTAAGTTCGCTCTAGACATATCTGTATTTATTAATAATGCGTTAGAAAGATTTGCCCTAGACAAATCTGCTTCTGACATATTTACTTCGGATAGATCTGCTTTAATTAGATTGGTATACGACAAATTTGCTCTGAATAAGTTTGCTCCAGTTAGTTTTATACCAGCTAGATATGCATTAGATAAGTCACCTTCTAAATCAGAAAAAAAATTATCGTCACTATTGAATAATAATAACATCAATGTTTGGATTTCATTTGATGGATTCAAATTAAATTCCTTTTTATAATCATTGATACTTGTAATTGATCTTATATGAGAACATAGAATGTTAAAAACAGTCTCTTTAAATTCATTGGGGTATTCTTTTGCTAGAAAAATAAGGTTGTATACTCCACCAGTTCTGGCAGATTCTTGGTTGCTTCCCAATAATTCCACACCTTTAGCAAATCTAGAATTACGCTCAGACTTGGCTTGTAGCTCTAGTTGTATATTTTGACATTCAATTTGTTTAGACTGTCCATCCAATTGTTTTTCTTGTTGTGAGATCCGTCTCTGATTTTGATATATATTATAAACGATGCCAAATACTCCAAAAATAGCAGTCCACATAGTGAAAAAGTCTTTTAAGCTAAGCCCAAAAGTATAAAGAGGAATGTTTGAACCAATAATGTCTCCGATTAGAATAAGGACAAAAGGTGCTAAAAACAATGAAAGGAGTATTGTTAGTGTTTGTTTTCTTATTTGAGATAATAATTGTGCCATGGTTGATATTCATATTGTTTGTGGACAAAAATACATAACGATTTTGGTGCTTCAAAAGTTTTGTACAACATTTTTGATAGTGTATTTAAATTGTATGCGTAATATCGTGGACTGATATAGTTCGATAATCAATCCACGATATGTTTATAATAGTAACCTCCCTTCCTTCTTATCCATCACCGCATTGAAAACACTTTTATAGGTCTCATACAACTCCTTCCGGCTTTCCGGCCCCGGCCAATCGGCAAAAGATTCTCCTGCAAAAAATTTCCAAGCGAAGATCCGTTTGGCTTTTTCGGACAACCCTAACAGGTCGACCATATCCCGGATATCCTGCATCCGTTCCCGGATATACTCGGTACGGTCAATACTATCATCGGGCTCATCAATAATGTTCAGTCTTCGCCAATCCACATTCTCATCTACCGGGATAGGCTTGTATTTATGCCGGTAGGGAGACGTATCCGAGGTAACGTTCAGCTTTATCATTTGCAGGATATACCAGTCAAGTTCGGTATATTTACCTTGCTTGGCTTCCATAAGCCGGGAGAGGTGTTCCAGAGGCTTTTGAAGTAGCATACACATTACCTCGTTCAATACGTCAATAGCTTCACTACTCATTCCGGCAAGTGAGCAGTGATACTTAGCGTAATCCAGCCACCTGTCGTAACGTTTCTCAATATATTTATTCAATGCCTCACTTGCCATAGTTGTCTTTATTTGATATATTTGTTGCATGCTGTAATGGGGTGGCGCTGTGAGGCGCTGCCTTTTTATTTATTCTCTTTGTTAGTCTTTATCTCTCGCTATAAAAATGTTATCTTTAGCCTTCTTTTTTATTCTTAGCCCAATCGATAATGTATTCAATACCTGCGTTGAATCCTTTGCTGTAACCATCTTTATATTCATGATTTGATATTCCATGATAATAAGCCGAGCCGAAGCACAAGGCGAAACCAATGGCTATCAATACCATCCCTGTTCCAAAGTATGGATAAGCTAGGGATATATGGAATGGCTTGAACTGGATCGATATTCCAGACGTGAGAATGAATATTAGCGAGATCATTCCGATTATTAACAATGATATTTTAAGCATCTGAACCTCCTTTGTTTACATTGTGCGACATATTCTTTAATCTTGTTTGACTTTTATAATCCTTACATCCATAAGCGGCGAGATTAATGGCGTGCGTACCTATTCCTTGTCCGGAGAAGCATGGATAACGGATACATCTTACGCATTTCCTTCGTGGATATTTATTAGCGTCCTCCCGTTCTTTCAAGCGGTTGATCCCTATGTATTCCTCTGCCATGATTATTCCTCCTCCTCGGTCTCGTCGAATATCCGGGCCATCATATCGACGATGTTTGTTTGTATATTGTCCTCCGCTCCAAGCACGGCGTTGCTTATATGCTTTTTCTCCTCGATGATCCTGTAGAGCTTCTGGTCGATGGTCTTGCGGCCAAGCAGGTAATAGCAATTCACTGAGTCCTTTTGACCGATACGATGCGCCCGGCTCTCGGCTTGGTCGCAATCTGCGTATGTCCACGGTAGCTCGATAAAAGCGACATTGCTTGACGCTGTCAACGTGATACCCGCCGCAGCAGCCTTGATGGAGCAGATGATGACGTCCGTCTTGGGATTCCGTTGGAAAGCGTCTATGGCCGCTTGCTTTTGTTGCATATCTTGCCGTCCGGTGACACACACCGCCGAGGGAAACGCCTGTAGGAGCTGGTCTACGATCTCATGCAGGTTGCAGAAGAGGATGATCTTCTTTCCGTTCTCCCGAAAATCCTTCACGAAATCGATCACCTCTCTCAACTTACCCCGGGCCGTTATGTCCTTCAATATGCCGATTCGTACCATGACCTCGCCTTTCAGCGATTTTTGTACCTTCTCATCATCGGCCTCCTTGTATCGTCTCAGATAATCCACCAAGTCACGCTCGGCGTCTTGGTATTCCTTGCGGTTGGTGATCTCGCAGGTCACGATCTGCCGTACCTTGTCGGGTAATTGAGTCAGCACCTTGGATTTTTCCCTCCGGAAGAAACAATGCTTCCAGAGCATGAAATTGAGCTCTTTCAAGTTCGAGGCCCCGTGCGGCCCGGAGCAATAGCGGCTCGTGAAATATTTCCAGCCTCCGAGATCGTTCATCCGGTCCATGATAGCGAGTTGGCATATAAGGTCGTTGGGCTTGTTTACGACAGGGGTACCGGTCAACAGGATGATCCACTCTTTCCCGGCGGTGATACCTTTGCAAAACTTGCTTTGTTGGGTAGCCGTTGATTTTACCTTATGGGATTCGTCAATGATCACGCTCTTGAACAACTTGATCGTATTATGGAACTCTACGTCTTTCAGCGTCCATTTCTCCGATTTGTTGATTCGGCGTACGAAATACTTCCGTAGGCTCTCGTAGTTCACGATGAACACATGGTTCATGCCCGTTTGCCAGAAGAATGGCCATGAGGTTCGTACCGAATCGGTCAATACCATGGCTTTCTTGTCCGTGAACTTGTGCCATTCACGTTGCCAGTTGATCTTGACCGTATTGGGGCAGATTACGAGACAGGGGAAAGCATCAGCTTTGTTGATGGTAGCGATGCTCTCTAATGTCTTGCCGAGGCCCATGTCGTCCCCATTGATAAACCGTTTTAGTTGTAAGCCTCGTGCGATCCCTTGCAGTTGATAGGGGTAAGGTTGTATCTTTAGGCCATGATCCTCGTCCAACTCGGGCATGTCCGGTATTTGATAGGCTATGTCCTCGTCGGTCTTAGACTCGTTCCCTCCCCAGTTGACGGGTTCGAAGTGCCTCACGTAATAGGTGAGCTGGTCTAGCTCCGCCTTGCACTTATTGTTGGCCGGGATCATCCACGCTCCGGTAGACTTGTCCCACCAGCGGACGCTGACGGCTGTCTTTAGCTTGTCAACGACCTGCTGGCGGTACCTGTCAAACCTTACCGCGTAGCATTGTCCCTTTTCCGTGTTTTGTAAAGTGATTTGCATAACGGTTGTTTTTATTATTGGTTAGGCGAACTCGTCGAAGGCTTTCACCTCCTCGGCGATCTCCTTGATCTGCTCTTTTTTCTTCCGTCCCCGTTTCTTAGGCTTCTCTTCCTTCTCGCCCGTGATATCCGATTCCTCCGGGGTATCGAAATCGAAGGATTCTTGCTTGATGCCATATTTACCTTCGAACAGATAAGCGTCCACCTCGTAGCTACATCTACCGATGGCCTCTTTCAACTCGGCTCCGTAAAGGTACCCGTCGCCGGACTCGTCCTCATATTTGGTGAACGGGACGGAGAGGTTAAGGATCTGCCCGCTTTTCAGGAGCTTTTGCGCTTGGATTGATACGCCGGCTGATTCATCATTACCGCCTTTACTGTATCCGGTGACGATGATATTCTTTAGCTTCTCGTTCAAATCATCGTCGGAAGGATTGGCGACATTGACCAATGTAGCCTCGTGCATCTCACAGATTTTCACTACGTGTGGCTTAAGCCGGTTCAACGCGTACAGTAGATCGGGGTGGATAAACTGCTCCGATTCCTTTAGGATGTTGTTCTTGTAGTTCGCTTCCACGAACTTTTCCGTATACTCCGCCGTGAGCTGGTTGTTCTTGATCTTCACTTTCTGGATCTCGTACACGGGTTGCTCTTTTACTAATTCTTCCATGCTCTTTTAAAATTTAGGATTGTTATAACTCTGAGGCGCTAAGGCCATTTCAGCTTTCGCCTTGCTAATTATCGTGCGACACCATTCCAATTGGTGGGTCGCAGTCCGGTTCAATCTATCACACCAGTCGACTAGGTATTGCTCATCCTTGCACAGGCTGTCGATGATAGCGTTTACGGCCTTTGAGGTCGCTCCGGCCCGTGAAGCGGTTTCCCGTAATGTGTCGAATACTTCCGATTTCTTTTTCACGTTCAGGTGATATTTTGCGTCCGCTAACAGCTTCCCTGTTCGGGCGATATAGACGGCAAGGTCGTTTCCACGTAGGACAGCTTCTTGTACGTCTTCGCTCATTGTGATATTCAGGAAGGCATCTATGGCGGCCAGTTCCTCGGATATCTTGTCTGTCGGTGTGATATTGAGATTCATGATTTTTATTTTAAGATATAATCGTTGCCACAGTTGCCGCAATGATATACGTTGAATGTATCTCCCGTATGCGTCTGTAATTTCTTTACGAGTACGGAAGCTCCGCATATAGGGCATTTCTTTGCCAGCCTGTACTTTAGCCAGCCGATTAGGATTAAAATTAGACTCTTCATACTATTAGCTTATTAGCATCCACCATTTAAAGGCTAGCTCTTCGTACTTTTCTTTGCCACGTTTATATAAAGTGTCATCTTTTTTTATTGTGGCTTTGAAAATTTGTTGATTCTTTTTGCTTATTGCAACAATAAAATCTTGTTTACTCCCAGCAATGTCCATATACCACGCTCTTGAGCGATCCCAGTCGAAAAAATCTATGGCTTCATTAAATTGTTTTTGAGAAGAAGCAAAAGTTGTTTTTAAATCTCCTCCAAACCCCATTGCTGAAAACCAGAAATCCCATTTGCAACGAGTGTCAAGTGTATATTCAAAATTGCCGTATTGGAATTTTTGATTTTTGTTTATCATAAATTTCTGTTTATCGGATTGTTCCAATGCATATTTAATGAGCGGATCCCGGCGGGCTTCCATACGGAGTGACTTGATCATGGCTTGTGCCAGTTCCCAATCTTCGCCGGAATACAATACGTCATCTACCATATGTTTGTCATATCTTACCCGTTCGGGTTCTGTCAGCATCGCATCCACCAGACTCCCGAACTTGAAAGCCTTCTCCTTATCCCCGTATTGCGTACGGGGATAGAGGAGGTTCTTTAACTCTGTGAGGTCTGAGTTGCTGACCTCAGACCGTTGGTAATACGTATCTTGCATTTTCTTCCTGTAATTCTAGGTACTCGAGTACCGTGTGATCGAACTCGAAATTGTAAGTGTTATCCTTTAGCCACCGGAACCATTTGCGGCCCTCTTCCGTATCTAGGATCGTCTTTAGATTGGCCGGGCAACGTCTGTATTTCCCGAAGTTTATCCATGAGGACAGATATAGCTTTCTCATATCACTTGGCCGTTATATCATCGACATATTTCACGAATGCGGATTGGATTCGCTCACCGTCCTTATTGGCTGTTTTCTCGCAATAGGAGATCATCTTCTTATGGATCTTCTCAAGATCCTCCATGCTCATGTTGATACCCTCACGCATGAACCACATCTGGTATACCTGCATGAATCCTTGTGGATTGGTGACTTGGATCTTTTTCTTGATCTTCGCCTTGGTAGGGGTAGGAGACATACTGGCGGCACTGAAATCGAAGGCCGCCTGTACTTCCGCGGTGGCTTTCTCTGCCTCCGCCTTGGCTCTCGCTTCCTCTTCCTTGCGCTTGCGTTCCAGTTCGGCCTTTTGACGTTCTTCTGCCTCTTTCCGTTTGCGCTCCTCCTCCAGCCGTGCCGCCTCGATTGCGTTGGTCTTGCGAATTTCCTCTTGCTCCTCCAGTTGTTTCCGGAGGGATGGGAGGCGGTCGACCAAGGATTGTTTCAGTCCCTCGATCTCGAAAGCGTATCGATCGGAATATTCTTTTTTCTTTAGGATGGCTATCTCGTTCTTGATCGCTTTGCGGGTCTCACCATCCATATAGAATGTCTGTTTATTATCCACGACGTTTTTCACGAAATCCGTCCATGAGAAACCGGTGCTTGTTTGCGTGATCTGCCGGCATACATCCCCATACGTGGCTAGGGAGGCACGATTGAAAATCCCGTTCAAGGCGTTGATATGCTTCTCGACGTAGGCGGCGTACGTGGTATCGAGCAAGACCGTTATGTCGGCCCTGTATTGGGCTTTCTCGTTCTCCGCCAATTGTCTTTGCCGGGCCTCTTCCTCACGGCGTTTTTGCTCTTCCAGCTTCTTGGCGGCGTATTTGTTACGCTCCATCTGTAGCAGATAAGGGATGGTTCCCTTGGATTTGGCGTCTATGGAACCCTCTAGTGTCGTGAAACGTTTGGATATGGCCGTTAGCATTTGGGTTAACGGCTTCCGGCGGTAGTTCATATTCTCTACGGTCTTCTTTGACTTCGCAAGGTATTCTTGTACCGCAGTGTCGATCTCGTCCGTGCCGATACCTCCATTTCCCTCAATCGTGTCCAAGAGGGTTTTCCCTGCGTTCGTGCAAGCTGAGACCGACGCCTCATTGCGGGTGAGAATATCCGGGGCTGTCTGTAAAATGCTAATGACCTCGTTAGCCTTGAAAGGTAAATTGTTATTCTGTGTATCCATGTCGATAAAATTTTGAATGTTGATATTGAACTCTTAAAATCCGGCTTCTTCATCTTCTTGTAATATTTGGGCTGTTATACCAGATACGGGTACCGGTTCCGCTTGCGGTTGCTCTCCGAATCCTTGTAAAGGATTTTCCGATTGGGGCTGGAGGGCTTGCGGTTGCTGTCCGGCTTGATTGGGCTGGATAACGGTTGTTTCTTCCAGTCCGTAGTCGATCTCTTGCGGTTCCTCCTGTGTCTCGAATGAGGAGAACTGTCCCGTGCGTACCTTGGGATATCCGTCGAAAGCGTGCTTGATAAGCTTGCTTTCCAAGAATCCCGGATCAATACCTCCTTCGCTAGAGGTATAAAGGGCATTGGCCTTCCCTTCTTTCTGCCGGGTTTGCGGGTTCCATTTCTGGTTGTTCTTAAAGCTGTACGCTTCCAATCGCTTGATATCGCCTTCCATCATCCAGTGCCAGTCCACGGTACCGTCGGAGCGTACGATACGTAAGAAACCACCTATCACCTTGTTGGACTTTCGGGGGCATGCCGCTTGGTAGGTCACGGTCTTTACGCCGTCGATCAACCCAGGGGAGAAGGTATCGCCCTCATAGCAAACCACGGGATTATCCACGTAACGGACTTGTCCGGCACGTTGCCGCATGACTAACTCGCCATATCCGGTGATGGAGAGATAAGCACGTAGTTCGTAGATATCGCTACCGTTGTTATCCTTATAGCCGGTCTTCGTGCTACGGGGAAGAATATAACAGTGCGGTCGTCCTGTCGGGTCAAGTGACAGGCCGTTGACCGCTATATCCAAAAAGCATCCATAGAGGGATAATGGTGTGCATTTTTGCAGTTCCGGCTTGTCTTGTAAGATCTTCCGGAAGTTGAATTTCTCTTTCTCGTAGATTTGCGCTCCTTGGGCGGTACCCCAGATCGCGTTATACATTTGGATGAACTTTTGTTCTACCCTGTTATCTTCCGCTATCATGAGCGGGTTTAGCTGATTCAACTCAGCTACTTTGATCTGAATTAGATTCGACATGATGTTATGTTTTTAAATGTTAGTTACCAATGTTTAGCTATCATGTAAGCCATTGCCGCACATCCGGACGTCGTGATGATATGCAGGAAATGTCCTAGGCAAATAGCCACGATTCCAAGTATGGCGAGCGTTCCGAAAAGGATGTAAAATCCCCACCTCACCGCTTGGGCGAGTTTCCAGTAATCTGTTTTCATACGTCAATGATTTATTAGCAATGCGGTTTACTGTCCGTGAAATAGCGAGTTGGATGGGTAGCGTAAACTTCCTTTTGCAACGCCTTGCCAAGGTGCCTTGCTATGTTAATGATTCATTTAATAGTCGTATGGATCCAGGGCGCACTTATACAGGTTTTCCAGCCTGTACTCGATTTTGCCCGGTCGCTTGTAACGTTGTAGCCTACCTTCCGAGACCCATCTTTCCACGTTCTGCCTCCCGAAACGGAGGTGCGCTTCCTTTTGCCCGATAAATTCCCGGATACCCGCTTGCATCCTTGTGATTTGCCAAGCAAGGTATTCGATCTCGATCTTTCGTAAAGAAGGTATGCTTTGATTGGTGTTTTCGGTTGGCATGATTATTCGCCCTTAAATAGATTCTTTTCGTTCGCGTATCGCATGAACTCCGCCATGGAGTGTATCGAGAGTTTCCGGAAAACGTTCTTCCGGTGGTTCTTTACGGTGTGGGACGAGATGAAAAGCGTTTCCGCGATCTCTTCGTCTTTCTTTCCATAGTAGCAAAGCTCCATCACCCGAAGCTGGCTGTCTGATAATGTGCTGTTGAACTTCGGTTCACAGATTTTCTTAAACCCGTCACATTCTCCTCGTAGAGGGCAGCCGACAAACTCGAATTTGAAATTCCAGTTCTCATCCACGTCTATCATGTTATCGTACAGCCCGAAGTTGCATTTGATAAACCTACGTACAGCCAAGAAATCCCGGTAGCATTTATTCCCGTCGTAGCGGGCGTAATACTTGCGGAGTGCCGCATAAGCCTCCGGATAGAACTCTTCCAAAATCTCAAGGAAACTTTGAATGAAATCCGTATCGGACTCTTTCAACTGGCGTTCCGGCTGTCCCTGCTCTTTGATAGTTACTTCGCCGGAGGGGGTGGTATAGAATTCTATTGCGCGCATACCTTATCCTCCTTTGGGAATAACTCGCTGGCAGGGATGCCAAGTTCTTGTGCAATTACTGTTTGTGCCAATGCGTCCGGTCTGTACTTTCCGGAAATCCAGTTATAGACAGCAGCTTCCGAACGCCTTGTGACGGTCGCGATCCGTCGAACAAACGCCCTTCTGTCCATGCTGTCGTATATCTCCCGAAAAGAAAGATTACCGGCTTTATGACCTTGTAGGTTTAATTTTTCCATTTTTGCCTCCTTACATTATTATATATGTTGTTTTAATCTTTATCTTTGAGCATTGAATCAATTACAAGTGCAAATATACGAGTATTATTTGTAAATACAAGTCTGTATTACTAATAAAATTTGTATTTAAGAATATTTAAAGCTTATGGCAAATAATGCGTCTTTGACTATTTCTGTAATATCATTGGTTGTCAGCTTGATTTCCGTATCATGCGTACTTTTGCGCTGTGAACCAATGACTATGGATTGGATGGGAATGTTGGTAAGTATTTTATCTTTATTGGTTACGATTTTGATTGGTTGGCAGATTTACAATGTTTTGCAGGTGGAAAAAAAGATCCATGATGTCTTAGGAAATGCTATCGGGGAAACTACAAAGAAGATGCTTATCAAAACAGAGGAGTCTAAAGAAGAGGCTATAGGTACAAGTTTGTTCAATCTTGGTCAAGCCATGTTTTATAATGGGTTCTATATTCATGCTTTAGATAATTTCATAAAAGCTCTTGGTGCTATAAGAAAGTCAAGTATGGACAATAAGGAGATGCATATAGAGAAATGTTTTAGGGATATAATGATTACTATCGAGTGCATGAGAAAAGATATTGATTCATATTCGATTAGCAAACGAACTCTGTCTATTTATTCCAATCTTCTATCCGGTTTTCATGATGATCGGATATTTGAAATAATGGAGTTTCTTCGGAGATTGAGGATGACTGATGATTAGATTTTACTATGGGTTCAGCAAAGTAGTCATCTGATGAGTAATACTGTTTGATCTCATTGAAATCTTCTTTATCTTTTGATGGGGTATGATACATCTTTAGTGCATCAATTGTACAATAAATGAGTATGGATAAGCAAAGTATCATAAACATAGTGATAAGTATTAAATGTTTTTGCAAATGTACGAATATAATTAGTATATACAAATGAATGATAATATTTCAGATAGAATAAATGAAGTGTATATGTATCTTCTACGAAACGGATATGTTTCAAAGAAGAAAGATGTCGCTGAAAAGATGAGATATAACTATCCTAATACTACTTCCGCTCTAAAAGGAGACAGGAAATATCTAACGGATAGTTTTGTAGAAGAACTCAATTTGGCATTTGGGTCAATATTCAATACCAAGTGGATTCTTGAAGGAGATGGATCGATGTTGGCTGATATACAATCTGATAAAGATAAAATTATCCAAAGAGCGATTGATCAGATTTCTAATTCAGATTTGTCAAATTATAAAATAGCGAAAGATACTGGTATAACAGAAGCATCTATAGGGAATTATAGAAACGGAAATACAAAACCGACTTTGGCGAATGCTAACATTATAATAGATTATTTCAATAAAAAGGAATTGGAACTATCTGATTCTAACTTGATAATTAATACCGAAACAGAATATAAAGAAGCTATGGAGAAAGGATTAAAGTTATTGCCAGAGGTTGATTTCAAGTTCTCAGGAGGAAAGGCTGAGTTATTAGGTAGCACAGATGCTGTAAAGCGATATTGGTATTTACCTGATTGCAAGGATTGTGAAGCAATTGCCCAAGTCGCAGGTAATTCGATGGCTCCGGCCTATCCATCCGGTTGTTGGATTGCCTTGAAACGTTTCAGTTTTGAGAAAGAGTTCCCCAATCAAATCCCGTTTGGAAATGTATTCGGAATTGTTGTCGAAGATAAGCAGACCGGAGATTATCATGGCCATATTAAGATCTTGCGCCGTTATAGCGATCCTTCTTTGGCCAAACGATTTTGGATAGCCCGGTCTATAGATCGGGAGAACCATGATGATTTCGATATTGATATTGAACAGGTGCGTGGTTTGTGGATTGTGAAGCAGCATGTGGTTGCGGATGTGATATTGTAAATAAGAAATATTAGATTGGATACAATGAACAAAAAAGAACGTTGGATAATATATCCATTCCTTATCATATTGATAATTGTTGCTTTTACTGCACTATGCCAAGAGCATCCTAGAATTGGAGGGTTTGATTATCTCGGTTTTATTATGGGAATTCTTTCATTCCTTTTGGCGATATTGGCTGTTATGTTCGGATATAATATTCTTGATATTAAAGGACGTATAAAAGAGAATGTAGAGAAAGAATTTGAAGGTGTAAAATTAGACATAGAAAAGTTGCAATCGGAAGTCTTGTTTTTAAGGAGTAAGGTTGTTGTGAGGAAGATATTTGTAAAAGGTAACATTGTTATAGAAACAAAAAAATTTAAATGTAAAGACTTAATTGCTTATGCAAAAGATGTCCACATGTTAAATGCCGAGATAATAGACGAAGATTTAATAATTAAAGATAGTTCTGATTTTGATCCGAATGCTGAATATTATGCTTCTGGTGATATAATATCGCATGTAGTATGTGATGATGAATAAGTCGGTAGAATTTTAGGACGATTTAAATAGGATAGGTATGGAAAATGAGCTTTCAATATTAATTTCTTGGTTAATTTCTTTTATTGGAATTGGAGTCACTGCTTTGTTGGGTATTAATATATGGACATCATTGAGTATTGATAAACGGATTGAAGTTATTGTTAAAAAGGAGGTTGAAAGTTTAAAGGAGCAGAACGTGGAGTTAAGAGATCAGTTGAAAAATTATTCTTTGGCGATTAGTGAAAGATCTGTTGGAGATGAATATATGAGAATGGGAATAACAGGAGATGCGATATTCAATTATCTAAATAGTTTAGAGTACTCAATAGTGGCGCAAGATAAAAGTCTTATTTCTGAGAACTTAGATAGCTGCTTAAGCATAATCAAAGAGTTTCCAGCTATAGCTCATTGTGAAACGACAATGGAGAATCTTGAAAATATTAAAGAGATACTGATGCAGATCCATGATGAACGTTCTTATGAGCTATATTCTTATTTCGTTTCTTCTTCCAAGAACGAAAATGATCTATCTCTTCAGGAATCACTATCAAAAGAAAAAAACGAAGAAGGCAATATAAGATAAATAATCCAATCAGTATTGTGCTGGTTGTAGCTATAATAAGTAAGATCCGATTTAATAAATACATAATCATTTAATTGATTTAATATAAAATATAAATCGATGGAAGATAAAGACAAAATAATAACCTCACTCCGGAAACAGCTCAAAGATGCTATTAGCCGGTGTAATGCCTTGGAGCAGGAAAATGCTCTATTGTCATACCAACTAGAGAAGAGGGAGAAGGAATGTCCGGAATCACGTTAA